CAAAAGATCCTACATTTAAGTTTGAAGATGTACTAAGTCAAGTTCATCCTTACTTAGAAAAATTCTATAAATTAAACATGCGTAAGAAAATTCCTAGTCCACGCAATGATGTAAATCGTTATAGTAGCTTTGCAGATTTTATGGGCGTAATGGATGAATACGAAGATCCTGATAAAGCAGAACTAAAAGATAAAGGTCGTGCATTTACATTATATGATGATGAAAATTGGCGTGTAATTGTACCAGAAGATGTACATGCTTCATGTTACTATGGACAAGGCACACGCTGGTGTACTGCTGCTACTAAAGGTAATAATATGTTCAAATATTATTATGGCATCGCACCATTACTTATTGCAATACCAAAAAAGCCTAAATACCCTGGAGAAAAATATCAACTACATTTTGGTATTTCTATTGATGATCAACCAGTAAGAAGCGATGATGATGCTATGGATTATGCCCGTCAATCAAGTGACTATGCTGGTTACGATTGGGATGAAGTGGCCGATTCCGATGATTTGGATATAGATTTTGAATATGGTCAAATAATGGATGAGCGAGATAATCCTGTAGCAGGTCCAACCATTATTACAAGAATGGGCGATAGCTGGGAAAATATGTTAAATTCTTACATCAATAAATTTCCTAAAAATCGTTGGCAATTAGAAAAGAATTTAGAGGCACTGGATACAGGGTTTATTTAAATGAGAGCAAACGAATTTATAATAGAATCGTTTCCTGGTAGAAACAAAAACAAAATATATTCTTTGTTGATAAATTCTGTTGATTCTGGACCATTTGACGGCGGCTGTGTTATTTTCGCTAGAGCATTACAAATTAAACACGGCGGTGATATCGTTGTATTGACAGGTAAACATGGTGCAGATCATGCAATATTGAGTCTTAATAGAAAATTTGTTGATGCTGATGGACCTGCTGAACCAAACCAATTTATAAAAAGATTCATGCAAAATGAACTTGCAGAAATAACCGGAGTCCGTCCAATTAAGGATAATGATTTACCAGACGCTCCTAGAAGTGAAGAACTATCACAACAAATAGCAAAACTATTGTAACCAAAAGTAGTTGTTTATTTTACACATCTATGCTATACTATATAGATGATCAAATTACTCTTTCCCTTACCCAAAAAAGTAGTTATCGCATTCAGCGGCGGTGTGGATAGTGTAGCTGTTGCTGATTTCTTGCGTAGGAAACATGATGTAACATTAGCATTCTTTCATCATGGTACAAAAACAAGTGATTGGGCACATACTTTTGTGCAAGACTTTGCTGGTGCAAGAGAGTTACCACTGGTAGTTGGACATTTAACTAAACCATATCCAGATGGTGTAAGTAGTCAAGAGTTTTGGCGTGATGAACGGTATAAGTTTTTAGAGTCATTTAAAGATCCAGTTGTTACTGCGCATCATTTAGATGATTGCGTAGAAACATATATTTGGTCATGTATGCATGGTAATCCAAAAGTTATTCCTTCACAACGAAACAATGTATTACGCCCGTTTCTTACTACATCAAAAGCAGATTTAATTGATTGGGCAGAAAGACATGAATGTGGTTGGATTGAAGATCAATCTAATACTGATACCAAATACATTCGTAACTATATCAGACATGAAATGTTGCCACACGCATTACATGTTAACCCAGGGTTGCCAAAACTAGTTAAGAAACTGGTATTGGATAAACAAAAACTTGCAAACACTGCAAACAATAGTATATAATTAACATTCATTTTTATAGGAGTCTCAATTGGATAATAGAACCTTTTCCGCAGAACAAAAACTTAAACTAACACAACTCATCAACGAAGGCATGCAAGTTATGCACGAAGTTGAAACACTTAATGGTGGACTAAGCGACACTATCAAAGCAGTAGCAGAAGAATTAGAAGTAAAACCAAGCGTACTTAAAAAAGCTATCCGTGTGGCACACAAAGCAGAATTCGGAAAAACTCAACAAGAGCAAGAACTCTTAGAAACTATCCTTACGACCGTAGGCAAAACGCTTTGATAGATTGTGTATCAGGTATATTTACTTGGATAAAAGATGATTGGACATCAAACCGTATACGTTTTGTTGTTGAGCTCCTTGCTTGGGCACTTTCTATTGGATGCGCCATCGCAATGGCGTTTACGGTACCCAATCCTCCACTCCTTATTCTATATCCTGTTTGGATTACTGGTTGTGCTATGTATGCTTGGGCTGCTTGGAGTCGTAAATCCTTTGGCATGCTGGCTAACTATATCCTGCTCACCACCATTGATACGATTGGGTTGGTAAGGATGCTTACATGATTGCATTAACTATTCTAAGTTACTGGATGGGTATGGCAGTTTTTATGTGGATAGTACTTTATGGATGTTTATCTTTCGCAAGATTGTGCGAATATGTTGTTGACTTTTTCAATAGAAAATAATAAAATACAAATATGAGTTATGTTGATGCAATACACGACCGCGATAGCGATAAAATTTATGTTGTAGAAAGAACACCAGAAGGTAAACGGGCCTATCGTGAATATCCTGCAAATTATGTATTCTATTACAGTGATCCTAAAGGTAAATATCGTAGTATCTATGGTGACCCAGTAAGTCGTTTTAGTTCACGCAAGCGTGGTGAATTTGAAAAAGAACGTAGAATACAAAACAGCAAGAAACTATTTGAGAGTGATATCAACGTAGTTTTTCGTTGCCTCAGTGACAATTACTTAAATGTAGAGCCACCAAAACTTCATACATGCTTCTTTGACATTGAGGTTGACTTTGATCCTGAAAAGGGGTTTAGTCCAACTAGTGATCCCTTCAATCCAGTGACAGCGATTTCGTTATACTTAGATTGGTTGGATCAATTAATCACATTGTGTATTGCACCACGACACATGAGTGATGAAACTGCATGGGAAATAACAAAGAAATTTGAGAATACACTGTTGTTTAAAACTGAAACTGAAATGTTTGAAACATTCTTTCAGTTAATTGAAGATGCAGATGTAATGACTGGCTGGAACTCAGAAGGATATGATATACCTTATATGGTAAATCGTGTCACACGTGTAATGAGCAAGGATGACACACGCAAGTTTTGTCTGATGGGTCAATTGCCTAAAGCACGAACATATGAACGATTCGGTAAAGAAGAACAAACATTTGACTTGATCGGAAGAATTCATATGGACTATTTGCAATTATACAAAAAGTATAATTATGAAAGTCGCCACAGTTATAAACTAGACTTCATCGGTGAGATGGAAGTTGGTGAAAACAAAACACAGTATGAAGGCACACTTGATCAGTTATATAACAAAGACTGGGAAAAGTTCTTAGAGTATAATCGTCAAGATACTATGTTGTTGGTTAAAATTCACAACAAACTTAAGTTCTTAGATTTAGCAAATGCACTGGCACACGAAAACACTGTACTGTTGCCAACAGTTATGGGTTCAGTTGCAATGATTGAGCAAGCAATTTTTAATGAAGCACACGAAAGAGGTTTAGTAGTTCCCGATAAATCACGAAAGGATCACAATGATGAACAAACCGCAGCAGGTGCCTATGTTGCTACGCCGAAAAGGGGAATGCACGAATACGTCGGAGCAGTTGATATCAACTCGCTCTATCCCTCGGTTATTAGAGCCCTTAACATGGCGCCAGAAACAATCGTCGGTCAAGTTAGACAAACCCTCACAGAACAATACATGAGAGAAAAAGGCAAGCTTCTTGCTAGCCAAAAGAAAAGATATAAAGAAGGTGACGATGACGTTACTGGAGCTATCTTATGGGAAGGCTTATTCGGTGCATTAGAATACACTGCTATTATGAATCAAGAACGCGGTACTATGTTAACTGTTGACTTTGAAGATGGTCGTAGTACTGAAATGAGTGCTGCCGAAGTTTGGAAGATGATATTTGATAGTCATAAACCTTGGATGCTTAGTGCTAATGGTACAATATTTACTTACGAACAAGAAGGCGTGATTCCCGGTCTACTGTCACGCTGGTATAGTGATCGTAAAGAAATGCAGAAGAAACTAAAAGAATCAACAACCGACTATGACAAAGAGTATTGGGATAAACGTCAGTTAGTCCGAAAGATTCTACTCAACTCTGCATATGGCGCACTATTAAATGAGCATTGTCGTTTTTATGATAAACGAATAGGACAGAGTGTTACGTTGTGTGGTCGTCAGATTACTAAACACATGATGAGTCAAATTAACGAATGTATTGCAGGAGAATATAATCATGACGGTGCTGCTATTGTATACGGTGATACTGATAGTTGCTATTTCTCTGCACTTCCTATATTGAAAGATGATATTGCAAACGGTGAAGTACAATGGAACAAAGAACTTTGTATAACACTATATGACAATATTGCAGAGCAGGTAAATGAGAGTTTTCCTGCATTTATGGAACGTGCATTTCATACAACAAGAAAAAATGGTGCTATTATTAAAGCAGGTCGTGAATTGATTGGTGAACGTAGTATCTTTATCACAAAGAAACGATATGCTATAAACATCTATGACAAAGAAGGTAAACGTAAAGACGTAAATGGTAATACAGGACAAATTAAGGCTATGGGTCTTGATTTAAAACGTGCAGACACGCCTAAATACGTGCAAGACTTTCTAATGAGTGTATTAGAAAGGGTATTAGACGGTGCTGATCGTAATGAAGTTGTTGTAATGGTAAAAGAATTTAAAAACTACATGCGCAAGCAAGATAGTTGGACTAAAGGATCTCCAAAAGGTGTCAATAATCTTACAGCATATAGTGAGAAAGAAAAAGCACAAGGTAAAGCAAACATGCCTGGACATGTGAGAGCAGCATTAAACTGGAACACATTACGTCAGGCTAACAGCGACAACTACAGCCAAAAAATTGTTGATGGTATGAAAATTGTTGTATGTAAGTTAAAACCAAATCCACTAGGATTTACAAGTATTGCTTATCCAACTGACGAATTACGATTGCCAACTTGGTTCACAGAATTACCTTTTGATGATGCAGCAATGGAACAAACACTAATTGATGAGAAAATAGACAACTTGCTTGGTGTACTAGAATGGGATATTAGACAAAGTACAGATGTAAGCACAGCTTTTGATGATTTTTTTACAATAGGTTAAATTAGTTTTGATTTTTGCAATAAATTCCACTATAATACGTAAGATATATTCCTAAATACTTTAAAGGAGAAAATAATGAAGGATAATTTACAAGACTTAATAGCTCATATTCATGGGCTAGCAGCTATTGACGTAATAAAAATTGTTGGTACAGATACATCTACAAATTTTTCTGCAGTATCTCAAGATAAAAATGGAAGAATAGTTATAGAAGGACAATTACTAACTCCTGATCCAAACTTCATTGGTACGTTTGGTATGCCTAATCTAGATAAACTAAAAACAATTCTTGGTTTTGATGAATATGATGAGAATGCAAAAATACATACATCCTATGAAAGTAATATTCCTAAAGTAATACACTTTGAAAATAAAGTTGGTGACTTTGTTAATGACTATAGATTAATGAGTGCAGGCATTGTTAATGAAAAAGTTGGAAATGTTTCCTTCAAAGGTGCATTATGGAATATAGAGTTTGAACCTACTATTGAAGGTATCAATCGTTTGAAAAAACAGGCGCAAGCTAACAGTGATCAAGAAAATTTTAAAATAAAGATAGAAAATGATAACTTAAAAATCTATTTTGGTGATCCTGCAACACACAGTGGTAACTTTGTTTTCTATCCTAATATTTCAGGAACACTATCACGAACACTAGAATTTCCTGTAAATCTTGTCATTCAAGTTTTAAATATGGCAGGAGATAAAAAAATTGCTATAGCAGATAAGGGTATTTTAGAAATTACAATTAATAGTGGTATAGGATTATATCGTTATTTAATACTAGCACAATCAAAATAATATGATTAAATCAATCTATTCAGGTAGCATGGATGTAACTGTGCAAGGTGGCACATCATTTATGACCCCTATTAATTCAACGTACTCTGGTGCAGGTATGATTAAATTTGATCCAGCATCACAAAATTTTCAAGTAAACGATGGTATGAATTGGGTTAATATACCTAA